GCAATTACGGGGTTTGTATAGACTTTTTTAGGGTAAGAGTGTTTTTTTTATTTTTTTTTTGAAATTAGACGTAATAGATGTAATGGTGTAATAGTTCAATGAAATCAATAGGTTATGAGAACACGGTTCATTACACATGGTCAAGAGATGTAATTCACATAAAATGCGCGCGCGGGCGTTTTTTTGAAAAATAAAAACATACATCTATCAAAAAAAGATATATAAAACCCCGAATTTGACCTTGGAGAGGCTCTCGTTGCGTTGGACGTGGATTTGTTGCACAATGTAGGCATGAACATCGACAAAAACATCCCCCTGCCTGGTGGTGGCGACCCCCGCCAGCGCTACCCATTCGCTGACATGGCCCTTGGAGACAGTTTTCTGATCCTGGACAAGGACTGGCTCAAGAACCTGCGGAGTGCCGCCTATATGTACAGTAAACGGCATCCAGGGACCCGGTTTACCTGCCGCCGGTACGGCGAAGGCTGGCGGCTGTGGAGGGTTGCCTGATGTCCACGAACAAGGACGAGAAGTTCTTGGCGGGGAAGAACCTGGGGGGAAGGCCTGCGGTCGTTGAGGCCCGGGTGACCGCACCGGTCAAGTCCCACAAGCCCCGAGTCCTGACACCCCAGGAATGGAAGTTCGTGGAAGAGTTTTGCGCGGGCGATGGCCACGTCACCTTGAAAGAGGCCGCCCTGCGCGCCGGGTACAGCGAGGCCTGGGCGAAGAACCGTGCACGTGAGCTGACCGATCCGGAGATTTGCCCGCACATTGTCGTGGCAATCCAAGAGCGCCGCCGGGAGCTGGGCGAGAAGTACGGCACGACCTTTGAGCGCCACATGCGAGACCTGCAGGTCATCAGGGACCAGGCATTGCAGGCTGGCGCATACGGCGCGGCCGTCCAGGCCGAATATCGGCGTGGCCAGGCCCTGGGCACGATTTACATCGAGCGCAAGGAAATCCGGCACGGCACCATCGACAGCATGAGCAAGGACGAAGTGCAGCGCAAGCTGGAAGAGATTAAGCGCTTGTACGGTGGCGGGTCCGCTGGGCCCATTGTGGACGTGACGCCCAAGCAGATCGAAGAAGAACCCGAAGAGGAAGAATCAGATGGCCCTGAAACCGGAAGCGAACCTGTACAAGAGGGTGCGGGAAAATATCAGAAACTGCCATTTCACCCGGATTGAGTCTCGGGTTAACCTGGGCATTCCGGACTGTCTGCTGGCATTCCCCCATGGGGTGTTTGTCATGGTCGAGCTGAAGGTGGTCAAGCGCGGCCGCAAGGTCAACCTGTCGCCGCACCAGGTGGCCTTCCACATCAAGCATGCCGACCTGCGCTGCCCGACCTACATCCTTGTTCAGTATCACCCGGCCGGCACTGCGCATGCCAGCAAGTCCGAGCTGCTGCTGTACTGTGGCGAGCAGGCCATTGACCTGGTCAACCTGGGCATCGATACCCCCGCGATGGCCCGGTGGCCATGGACGGGGATCAGCTGGGCTGAGCTGCGGAACCATCTTGTGGACAGTTGACTTGTATGCCATGGTTGTGTTATGGTGGCCCTGGGCGAATAGCTCGCCCTTAACCACAGAAAGAGAGAAAGACATGCCTTATGCGACGTTCAGAACGCCGCGCGCTTTACCGCGCGTTAAGCCGACCATTGCCGAAACCCCCCGACAGTGCACAAAGCCGTGGCTTGATTGCCAAGTTGCTAGGCTTTTGGCTGTTCCACAAAATATTTGGCGGGGACAGTTGACAAGTTGATAAAAGTAGATTTACAATGCAACCGTGCCAGGCATTTCGCCAGGCCAAAACCTAGAAAGCGAGAAAGAACATGGAATTCAACACGATTATGCAGGCCCTGGTTAAAGACATGGCCGAGCAGCTGCGCCCGATGGTGCGCGAAATGATTCAGGCCGAGCTGGTCACCGGCCACCTGGACCTGGCCGCTATTGCCGAAAACATCAACCTGGCCCAGCTGGCGGGACACCTGAGCATGGGCGACCTGGCCGCCGAGCTGACCGACAGTCAGCTGACCATCATAGCGGGCGACGTTGACCTGGCCGACCTGGCTAGCGAATTCGACGCGGACAAAATCGCCGAGAACCTGGACATAGATAGCGCGATCCGGACATTTTTCGAAGACAACCCCGCGACCCTGAGCTTTTGAGGTGGCCACCATGAAGACACAAACGAACATCCAAAAAGTGAATTACCTGATGACAATGTACCCAGGTGACCCCTTGACCCAGGCATTCATTCTTGAAGCCGTGCGTCGTTATGCGGCCGAAGTGGTCGACGCGGGCCCGCCTGTCGATAATCCCCGGGCGATCATAAGCCCGGCGGCCTGGCATGCCACGGCCAAAGGGATAGCGGACCAGCTCGACCACTGGCGCGACCAGTGACCCCAAGACAAGACCCGGCCGCGTGCCGGGTTTTTTTATCGGTGGATAGTTGACAAGTGGATAAATGTTAGATTAAAATTCCAATCAGGCCAGCAACCCGCCCGGCCAGCAACCCAGAAAGCGAGAATGAAATGATCAAGACCGTTAAAAATTCCGGCAACAAAAAAACCGGTCCTATCGCGGTAACCTATCGCGCCGGCGGCCACAATGTTTTCGGCACGTGCCCAAAATCGTGCGCATTGAATCCCCAGGGCGATCACGCGGCCGACCTGGTCGACGTTGATTATTTGGCGGCCGTGCGTCAAGCCGTGCCCCGTAATGGTCAAGCCTGGGCTTACTCGCATTTTGCGGCCGAGCTGCTGCCCGTGCCAGCACCTGGCGAGACTGTCATAAATGCGAGCTGCGACACCATGGCCGACGCCCTGGCCGCCGTGGCTATCGGCCGCCCGGCCGTGGTGGCCGCCCCGACCGGCACGGTCTGGCCCTATACCCTGGACGGTGTGCGCTTTGTTCAATGCCCGGCCGAGCTGGCCGACAATTTCAGCTGCGCCCAATGTGGTAACGGCCGCCCGTTATGCGCACGCGGGGACCGGGATTATGTGATTGTTTTTGTCGCGCACGGTAGCGGCCAGGCCCTTGTCGGTGCTGATGCACCTGGCGGCTGTTACGGTAACGCGGGCCCGGTTCGCCTGGCCTGGGAGAAAACCAAGACCGGCGGCCACCAGGATGACGCGGCCGAGCTGCAGCGCTTCGCCCGCTCGCTGCCGCCTGGCTCGCTGCTGCGCCATCACATTGTTGGCGACCTGGGCCTGGTCAAATAAATTTATTTTGTTGACTTGTTGACAACCTAAAAAACTTTAGACTAAAATTCAACGACCGGGCGATTTTGCCCGGTCACAACCTAGAAAGCGAGAATTTACCATGGCTCACATGATCGACACCACCACCGGCCGCGCTGCTATTGCATACACCGGCCAAACCCCCTGGCATGGCCTGGGCCAGGCCCTGACACCTGGGGCCAGCATTGACACCTGGACCCGTGAAGCCGGGTTAGCTTATGACGTGATCGAAAGCCCGGTTCAATATTCCACACCGGCCGCGACTGAGCTGCAGACCTGGCCCGCCCGTAAAGTTTTGCACCGCTCAGACACTGGCGCGCCCCTGGCCGTGGTGTCGAGCGCATATAACGTGGTGCAGCCTGGCCAGGTCATGGACTTTTTCCGCGAGCTGGTCGAGCTGGGCGGGTTTGAGCTTGAAACAGCTGGCGCGCTGAGCGATGGCCGCCGGGTTTGGGCCCTGGCCAGTGTTGGCGATGCTGCGCCCGTGGTGGCCGGTGACCTGGTCAAGCCCTATTTATTGCTGGGCACCAGCTACGACGGGACCATGGCAACCGTGGCAAAATTTACTGCTATCCGCGTGGTCTGCAATAACACCATAACGGCCGCCGTGGGCGGCTACAGTGGCGGCCGCGTGATCCAGGGTGAAGCCGAGAAAAATACCGGCTACCTTAAGAGCGCTGTTCGGGTTTTGCACTCCGAGCGCTTCGACGCCCAGGCTGTTCGCCTGCAGCTGGGCATTGTGGCTAATTCGTTCGAGGGGTTTTTAGTGCAGTCGCGACAGCTGGCCGGGACCGGCATGGATCAGGCCCAGGCCGATGATTTTGTGACCGAGCTGCTGCGCCCGTACCATACGAGCGCGCGCCCGGTGACTGAATCAAAGGCTTATGTCCGCATCATGCAATTATTTAACGGTGGCGCGATCGGGTCTGAGCTGGCCGGGGTAGCCGGGACCCGCTGGGCAATGCTTAACGCGGTGACTGAGCTGGTCGACCATGAGCGCGGCCGCTCGAATAACACCCGCATGGAAAGCGCTTGGTTTGGCACCGGTGCAGCGCTTAAGGCGCGCGCGGCCGAGCTGCTGGCCGTGGGGGTTTAATCATGCGCCAAATTGAATACACTAAAAAACCGAGCGGGCCCACGCTGCGCGCTGCGCTTCGCAGTGCCTTAAACGCTGGCGAAACCTGGGTCCAGTTGACCTGGGGAGAAAATCAGATAACGGTCGAGCGCACGCCCTGGGGCCTGACCGGCCAGGGTTGGATCGGCCGCCACGGTGGCGACGACCTGGCCCGGGAATTCCGCATGCGCTGACCTGGCCGCCCTGGTCACCGAGCCCGCCACCTGGCGGGCTTTTTTATTTGTTGCACCTAGTTGATTTATTAGACTAAAATTCAAGCCCCGGCCACGGTGGCCGGGATCAACCCAGAAAGAGAGAATTTTTATGTCATGTTTTGTTGTCAACGATTACCACGTGTCCGCCCTGGTCAACTGGGGGGCCCGTTCTGGTGCGATCCTGGGCATAAGCCCCGACACCCTGGCGCATGAGCTGGCCAGTGCTAACCGGTCCGCGTTTAGCTCGCGTTATTTGGGCCGC